GTCCGAACGTGGCTGGCCCTTGTTGGCGGGTGGGCGACCTTTGTTCTTGCCCATCATCGCCTTGCTGACTTTCGCGTAGGTCTCCGGCTTGAACACTTTGGCCCTGTGTTCCGGAGTATTCATTCTCCACTTCGCTGAGCAGGATCGACCGCAGAATCTGCCTCTGTTCGGTTATTCCTTCTTCAACTTCGGAACAAACAGCGCCCCGCAAATCTGACAGGGCCTCTCCGGTAGTCGAAAGTAATAGACCCTGTGTCTTTTCGGCATGTTCCCACCCTAAATCGGTAAACAGCGGATGATCCGCCGTACATTCAATGAGCAACTTATCTTTCGAGAAAAGTTGCACCGTTTGCTGTGTCTTCGACACATGAACATATGAGATGGGCCGAAGACCATTTGAGGTAAGCACCGAGTCGCCCACCCTCAGCGACTCAATAGGTCTCTCACCAGTTTCGGTGGAGATCATCGTGCCTGCAACAAAGCACTCATCGGCTACGAAGTTGGATCGATGTCGCTGCAGAAACTCCTTCGCTGTAGCCTTGCCACGATCCGTCATAAACGCATCGTAACTCATTGTTAAAACAGCGAAGTCCTTATGCTTCACCACCCGCTCGATCTTCTCCTGGTGCTTCAGGGTGTTCGCCTTCGGCGACTCGTAGTAGGCCGCGCGCGTCTTGCGCATAATGCGATCGGGAACGTGTCTGCCCAGCTCATCCTCGACCCAGGACCGCTGCACGCCGTTGGGCGCCAGCACAAACAGCCCGTCTACCTTCCCCTGCTCGTACAGGTAGCAGGTCTTGTCGATGGTCGCCTTGGTCTTGCCGGTGCGCGGCACCCAACCCAGGAAGCGCGCGACGTCGTCGCGGTGCTCCTCGAACTCCTTCAGCTGGTGGGCGAACGGCTCGGACTTGAACTCGTAGCGGTATTCCAAGACAGCTTCCTTTTCTATTGACAAAACGACTCTATCACAGCCTACTTCCTGCGTCTATCCCCGGTCTTCCTCGGCGCCTTGATCACAGTGGCCTCGTAGTGGTAGGTCTCCGTATCCTCCTGAAACGACAACGTCCCAACACTGCGCCGGCCGGAGATCCGTACGAGATCGCGGTACAGATTGATGATCGTCGCGTTGAGGTGGCCAGCGCGCGCGGCCGAGGCGTGCTGCAGTTTGGTAATGTCCGTGCGGCAGGACTCGTGCTCGTGCTTCATGTCATCCAGCAGCTGACGCAGCCCCTCGATTGCGCGCTTGTTCTGGTACCACACGATGACGCCCATGAACGCTGCTGCGCTGAGAAACAGCACTTCGTAACGCCTCTCGCTGCTGAACAACTGCGTGATCGCCGGCAGCAACGCCACTGCGGCCCCGGCGACGGCCGTCAGGACCGTCGAGATGGGCGTCTTCTCGCTATGCAGTTTTACCTCCATCGCGGATAATCCTTGTGCTTGTCTTCCTTGCGCCGGTTGTAGTCGACTGGCCGGTATTGGGCGTCGCCCGTGTTGTTCTTCTCCAGTTCGGTCAGGAAGGCGTTGCGCACGGCCTGCATGGCGAAGGCCCAGAGAACGCGCCACGGCGTCCAGAAGGTCCACACCCGGATACCGGGCACTTTGTAGCGCGCTTCGATCGCGTAGGGGGCCTTGCGCTCCTCGCTGCTGGTGCGCAGCGCCAGGCGGCGTTCACGGCCTCCGAGCCATATCCAGCCCATGATCGTGAGGAAGACGATCATGGAGCCGATGGTCCAGATCGACCAGCCGAACAACGGGCTGAGCGACGTGATCAGCGTGGCGAAGAGGGAGTTAAGCAGGTGCCTCAGTTTCATGGCGACGGCGACCCATAACAATCAGGATGGTAAGTGCCGTCGCGGCACCTATGAGATTAGGCCAAGGCCCGAAGGCTTGGGTGCAAAGCTTCAACGATGATGCCTGCGTACCGAACAGCGCGGTACCGCAGATGCCGATCTCCGACTCCTCCATTATCGCAATAATTGCGGCCAAGCATAAGAGTGTGCGCCAGGGCTCGGGCCACGAGCGAACTGTGAACAGCGTCACAGTCGCGAAGACGATGACCTCCGGTGCCCTACCGACGTACTGAATCCAGCGGTACGCCTCATCCGGACGCGCGAACATATCTGCCCACCAGTTCACGCCGTAGTGGACCACAAAAACAATGGCCGCTGCGAACAATGCAGCGGCCATCTGTAGGCGTCGGGCCATCGGTCGACTAGCCGCCGGGAGGACCCTTGCCGCCGCCGTCCAGCGGCTTCGCGCCCTTCTTCACGGGCTTCGCTTTCGCCTTCTTCTTCATGGTGTCGCTCCTACTGGGGTGACGGGGGCACCGCCGTTGGCGATGACGGCTTGTTCGAGTCCGCCGAGGCCGACGGACTCGACGCTACACTGGGAAAGGATTGCGGATAGTCGGTCAGCAAATCCTGGATCATTTGGTGCGCTTTGGGCGGCTGCATCAGTGCCGCCGGGAACGGCGGGCAGCTTTGCACCACCGCTTGCTGTGGCTGGCTTGCGCACCCGACGCACAACAGGCTGAGCATCATCGCAGTGGCCAGCAACGACGGCCTGAACTGCGGGCTTCTCTTCCGCGACCACGACTTGCTGCTGGGATTCATTGCTGACGACTCCGGTTGTTGCCTGGGCCTGTGAGATGGCCAATTTGGACGCGTCGATCTGTGCCTGCGCGACCGCGGCGTCCCATTCGTTCTTCTCGTAGTGCTTGCCGACGAAGAAAGCACCGCCCGTTGACGCAAGCCAGAACAGGACCGCGCCGAGCATTACGTAGGGGTTGAGCATTTAGTTCTCTTTCACTGTGACGGTGCTACCGCCGGCCTGGACGCGGATGTCCTGCGCCATTGCGGGGTCTTTCGGCTTCAGGGCCATCGCTGCGCCCATGCCGGCGAGCGCCGACCCCAGACCGATGCCGAAGGTCTGCGGGTCGAACTTCGTGTAGTTGGCGATGGCCAGGCCCAGGAACACCAGTACCCCGAGGAAGGTCAGCATCTGAGCCATCTCGTAGGTTTCATTGTCGTTTCCCGTGAGGGTATTTCTCAGGAGACGACCGAGGATGTTCATGGGCCTGCGACCCGATTACGCCAGGAAGTGGACGCACAGGCCCATGCCGAAGCCTGCGCCGAGTGCGATCACCCACGGCAGATGGGTCTTGACGAAGGTCTCGACGGTACTCTCGGTCTTGACCGCTACGCCAAGGATGGGGGTGACAAGCGCCTTATACTCGGCCTGTGCCTCGGCGCTCAGCGTGGTGATCTCGGTCTTCAGTGTCATGGTTGTCTCCGGTTTCCTGTCGATTCTACAGCGCTTATCTGGTATACGCTATGGTGTTTTGACCCTACAGGATCAACCCCAGCGCCGCCTGTCCGGTCGACGCTGCGGCCGTGATCGCCTGGCGGATATCAACGTGCGCCTTGTACTGATCGCTGACGCTGATGGTAGACGTCTCGCCCAGAGCCAGCATGATGACCTGTTTCGTGACTCCGTCGATACCCCCGTTGGCCGCGATCTCCGCGTCCGAGGTAGTGTGCGTGAACTCGGTCAGGATCGGGTGCTTGTTGGCGTCGACGGTGGTCGTGCCATCGGCACCGACCTGGCGTGTCGTCACCGTCAGCACGAGTGCCTGGGTATTGGCATTACGCTGAATCGAGCAGACGACGCCTACGGTCGCCCCCGTGTCCAGGAGTAGGAACTGGTCGGGCCAACTGCCTGTGACCGTTGTCTTCGTATAGGACATAGTGTTCGCCTAGACTCCGCCCGATTCGGGGAGCGTCTTGATGTTGTGGTGGAGGATGTACGCGCCCTCGATGTCGCCGGCCCAGAAACAGCGGTCTCCAGCGTTGATGCCCACGATTCTGCGAAGGCCAACAGGGGTGACGAGAATCACCTCCTCGAAGTGTATGTCATCGCCGCGCATAACGGTCACCACGTTGCCTAGCGCCTCGCTGGCATAGACGTAGGAACCGTCGATGCGCCGCAGCGGTGCGTCGAGCGAACAGGTCAGCGTGATGCCCGACTTGGTCAGTACGCGCACGCACAGTTGCGGCACGCGCACCGCGTGCACCACCGCGTGTGTCTCGTTGGCCAGGGTCGTCTCATTGACGCAGAGGATCGGCGTGCAGCACTCGACGTCTGCCGCCAGGCCGAGCGGCAGGAAGCACTCGTCGGATACGCATGCGCCACCGCCCCCACTGCCGCTACCCCCGCCACTGCTTCCTCCCGATGCGGGATAGGTAATGGCTACACTGCCCACGTAGACGACGCCATCGGTCGTCGTCAGTCCGAGGCCCGTCGTGTCGGAATTCAGTATTAGGGAACCGCCCTTGAAGCCAGGATCGTCGTACCACAGGAAGTAGGTGACGGTGGTGGAGGGCGTTCCCGTCAGGGTGAGGCTGCTGGCGTTGTAGGACGTTGTTGCACTGCCGGCGATCAGGGTCGCCGCGCTGACGCTGATCGTCGCGCCGACAGGAGGACCCCCTGTCGTGGTGTACGAGATGGTCAGCCCGGACCATGTGCTACGGATGCTTCCCACCGTGGTAGAGGACGAGTTACCCTGCGGCGTCTGCAGCACCAGCGTCGAGCCGTTGAAGTACGCAGTCTCCACCAGCGGCGCGCTCTTTTTGCCCTGCAGGTTGATGCTCTGGACCTGCACTGTGTAGGTGCCAATGCGGCCCAGCGGGATCGATGAGTAGGGGACGCGAACGTTCGGTAACTGGACCGGATTATCACTGTCCACGAAGTACGACACGATATAGCCGGCGACCCCCAGAACGGTGGCCCAGCTCGCGTTGATCTGCAGGGCGTAAGCGCTACCGCTGGGCGCTACCGACTCGGTCAGCGTCATGGAGGCAGGTGCCGCCGGCAGCGCGGCGTTGATCGACACCGTCCGAGGCACGATGGCGAGGCCAAAGTCGATGCTGTCGTACTTGGATGGGTTGTTGGCGACGCCCTGGATCTGATAGATATTCTTGTCGGACTCGACGACCGAGATGATGCGGAACAACTGCGGTACAACCTCGGTGCCTGAAAGTATCCAAATCGTCCCCGCCTTCGGCAGTTCGCCCAGGGGCAGCGTGAGGATCACTGTGCTGTACTGGCCGTCGGAGGGGACAGCGGCAACCGGATAGGTGGCGATGCCGCCGTTGCTTGTGATCAGCGACAGCGTATAGGTACTCGCCGCCAGCATCTGCGCGGGCGCGTCGAGTGTGAGGATTGCGCCACCGACGGAGAAGTTGAGGAGCGGCAGAAGACCGCCGTCGAGGAAGACCGCGGCCAGTTCGCCGTCGGGCGCGTAGGGGATCGGGTAGGGACCGAGTCCCGACACCGCGCTCTCGGTGCGCTCGTAGCCCGAGACGATGCTGCCATAGCTGGCCACCACGATCAGGTGCTGGTAGTCGGACGTGGTAAGGCCGACCAGCATGACGCCGACGCCAGACACGGAGTAGTTCGGGCTTGGGATCAGGCGCCCGTCCAGAAACACCATTGTGACGGTGCCGTCCGGAGCCTGCGGCAACGCGTAAGGACCGTTCCCACTAACCGCCGCCTCGTAGCGGAAGAAATGTGCCGTTGTGCCACCCTGGCTGAAGAGCACCACGAGCTGGTTATAGTTGGGGGCAGCGATGCCCCCCAGCGTCAGGGTCGACCCAGACAGTGAACAGTTCGCGCTGGGAAGCAGACCGCCGTCCAGGAAGGCCATGACCAGCAGGCCATCCGGCGTCCCGTTGAGCAGGTAAGGACCGAGCCCCGACACCATCGCCTCGTAGCGGCCAAAGTTGTTGGGTGCCAGGGAGCCGTAAGTGAACAGCGAGACGAACTGCTCATAACTTCCCGAGTTGACACCGACGAGGGTCACGCCAACGGTGCCGCTGGGAACCAGATTCGTCGCGTTGGTGAGCAGGCGGCCGCCGAACCGCTTACCGGCGCGCAGCGGATCGAGCACCTGCACGATCTGTCCCGGCCTGCCGACGGCGCCTTCGAGTCCGGTCGACCACGTGCATATTTCGGACTCCATGCGCTCGGAGTAGAGTATCCAGCGCCCGACGCGCTCAGCCTGTCCCTGCGACGTGCAGCCGACGGCGACGACCTGCGTCGAGATGACACCATAGAGGGAGATACCGGCGGTGTCCTCGACGTACTGCACGTCCTGCGCGTAGAAGTTGTTGGGGTTGTTCCACGTCACCAGGGCGACGGTGTGGCGCGCACTCGACGATGCTCCAGCGTAACTGAAGACACCGCCGATGACGTTGGCTGCTGTGTATTGGTAGATCGGGTCGGCGGGTGCGTCCTGCGCTGCGGTGATCGTACCGCCGGCCCAGAACACCATGCCGCGGAAGATGCTGGCCATCTGCTGTAGGACGGTGTACGCCTCGTTCAGCGTCTGGATGTAGACGTTGCAGGTGAACCGGGGCTCCGTGCCGCCGGTCCCGTTGTCCACCAAGCCATCGCAGTACTGGGCGATGGTGTAGAGCGACCACTTGTCCACCGCCGTCGCGGGGATGTACCTGCCCAGGCCGTAGCGGCTGTTGGTCAGCAGATCGTAGTAGCACCAGGCGGGATTATCGCTCCATGCGATCTGGAAGGTGCCGTCCCAGACGCCCGTGTAGGTGCGCGCCACAGGATCGTAGTTGCTGGGCACCTGGATGCGCAGCAGCTTCATATCGTAGGCGCGGGTCGGGATCTCGTCGAACTGCGAGCTGTCGATGGTGGTGCCCAGGACCGCGCTGTTCGGATAGCCCAGCTTGACGTCCTCGATCTCGTCGTAGGTGTCCCAGTACAGGTCGTTGGCCAGGGTGGTGGTGACGTTGTCCGAGGTCAGGCGTGTCAGACGGATGTCCCACGGCGCCGAGCCGGTCAGCGCGATCTTGTATGCCTTCTGGACCTGGACATCGCTCTTGCCGCTGATAGTGTCATTGACCACGTTGACGTAGCCGGCACCATCACTCTGCACGTCGATGGTCAGGCTGATGGCTGTGCCAGTGATCGATCCGTCGCTGTTAACGATGTAGAGCTGCGGGATACCGATGGTGACGCGCACCTCGTCCACATCGGTGTCGGTAATGGTACGGATGATCGGCGACGCCTGGAACACCTTGACGTTGACGGTGAACTCGTTGGCTACGTCCTCGAAGCCGGGCAGGTAGCTCTGCCCCTGCGTGCCCGCCTGGAAGTAGACGTTGACGCCGTTGAAATTGAAGCTGCCGTCACCGTTCTGCAGCGGGACTTGGTCGTAGTAGATCGACTGCATCCCATTGACCAGTCCCTCAACCTCGCCTTCGCAGATCAGGTCGACGAACTGCGCAAAAGCGATGGACTTGAGGGTGGTGGGGCCTTCGTTGATGCCACCTGCGGAACCACCCTTGCCGCCGGCACCGATGATGGATAACCGCTTATCGGTCACGGGACGTTGACCTGTATATTGCCGCCAGCGCCGCCATTGGTCGGCGGCACGTAGTTGACCGCTACCGGGGAGATGGTGATCTCGGCACTGATCACCACGCTGCCCACAATCAGGCGCCCGTAACCGACCGGGACGGGGTTGCCTTGGGCAGTTGTGTTGATAGCGC